GCCTTGTTAATTCTGTTCGCACTTTCGACAATCTCTTTTGCCGTAGGTCTTCGTTTTGGTTTCTTCTTTATTTTTACATCCACCATTCTTTTACCTCTTTTATTTCCTTTCGATATGACGTTCGTGAACTGCCCTCGTGACAGTGTCATTAACCCTTCCTTTTTCCCGTCGCTTGACCTGAATATTTTCTTTTACCCTTCATTTTTGGAGAGAGTGTCTTAATAGTTTTCTTTTTCGTTTTTCCCGTATAAGCTGCATCGCTAGTCATAAATTGTTTAGCTTTTAGAGTTGCCTCTTTTTTACGTTTTGCTACAAGCACGGGGTCGTCATAAGCCCTTTTTGGCATATCCTAGTCCTTCCCATTTTTTTCTTTAAAATATTTTTTAGTTCCCGCCTTTAAACCTTTCACAAATTGACCTTCAAGTGACTTGTCTACATTAGAGGGAATAAATTGACTCCATCCACCTTGTGCCTCAAATTGAGCTTTTGCCAATCGTCTTCCACTCTTTTTAAATAAATTAGGAAACATTGAAGATTTTCGAGAACCCATATTATATCCTTCTCTGTATGCTTTACTGCCCTTTTGTTTCGGCCCTGCCATATATCGCCTCCTTTGTCACGGTACTGCAGTCATAATAACTTCCTTAATAAATATCTATATCATTTTCACGTTGATGTCTAACTATAAAATCTCTTTTCGCTTACCTTCGACTTTATCGGCTTGTCGTCCCACTCGTCAAGATACTTCGGATCAAGGGGATGCGCCACGAGGAACTGGTCCCGAATCAACTGCCACGCCTGCGTGCACGTATCGACATAGTCATCGTGCTTCCCGTAGGGAAACGATGCGCATTCGCCAATAATGTCCTCGACCCACAGCTCGTCTGATGGAACCCATACCAAGCCACTCTGCAGCATGGGCGCAATCGCATGGGTCCGTGAAACCTTGTCCTTGTCGGGCTTATACTCGTGAACGGGAATTCCCGCCCTTCGNAAGTCCTGCAATAGCGACTGCCCTGACGCACGTTTCTCGATGAGCACCANATTCGGCTTGTACTCCCAATACGAGTCCTGGGCGATTCTCCGCAAATCAGGGTACTCGACCCGATCCCGCCAGGCTTCAATGAGACCGACGCACGCCTCGACTGTTCCCGAATCCTCGTTCAGGCGGGAGAACACCCCCCACGTCGTTCGTGCGCTGAAGTCAGCGGACTCTTTCGTAGAGAACGCCGTGTCATAGCTTTGAATGATAAAATCGTATCGTGGCTCATAATTTAATTTTTGCCACCAGTCCCTCTTGAGTATGGCGCCTTGCTCCGCCGACGGGCGTTGCTGGTAGAGTGACTCCCACACCCTGTCGCCGACAGTCGCCCTTATTTTCTTGAGCTTCTCGACGGAGTACGCTTCGGGCCATAAGGCATCGCCGTTTGCGTTGATCGCAGGCAAGTCAAGAATTTTCCAATCCTCATCCGAGTTCTCCAAAATCCATCCCGCCAAATCCTCCTCGTGCCATCGTGTCTGGATCAGGATGACAGCGCCCCCAGGCTGGAGACGTGTATAGGCGACGGACTTGTACCATTCGATTAGGTTCCGTCTTTGAAGTCCTGACTCCGCTTCCTCACGGCCCTTGATCGGATCGTCAATGACCAATAAATGGGCGCCCCTTCCCGTGATGGCGCCTCCCGCACCGACGGCGCTGTACGTTCCGCCATGCACGGTGTGAAATCGCTTTGCGGAGCTTGAATCGTCCCTTAGGCCGACGCCTTCGAAGACCCGCATGAAATCATCCGACTTTAACTGGTTACGCACCTTGCGTCCAAAATCATCAGCCAGTTCCTGTGCGTATGTCGCTTGAATGACAAAGTTCCTGGGATTGCGGCCCAGGTACCATGCGGGAAAAAATTCGGAGCAGAGCATAGACTTTCCATGACGTGGTGGCATAAAGATAGCCAATCTGTCAATCTCGCCTCTCTCTAAACTTTCTAGGTTTTTTCCAATAAGTTGTATATGCGCAGGGGTATTGTATCCAGGGTAGAGATGCTGGGCATAGTCCAATATATGGGAATGCGCAGACGCATTCGTTTGTTTTGTTCTTTGTTTCTCTAGTATTTCGAAAACTTGTGTTTTAATGTCCTTAGGAGCCTTTGGATCCAAAAGGATTGTTTTAGCTTTCGTAAGTANTTCTGTTCTCATTATTTTTCAGGGAAGTATAATACAAAATAATTTATTTATACATAAAATAGTCAATACCCGATAAAGCTTATACTTACCCTCCCGAAAGCTAGAATTTCTTTTTAAACTTTATACGATTATTTTTNCNNTAAACTTAATCGAATTAAGTTTAAATCGTATTCGAATTTTAATAAGAAAATTTTTAGAAAATAGAAATAAAAAAACTCTCTAAAATTAATTAGAGAGTTTTTATAATAAAGTTTTTAATTAAAGACTATTAGCTTTTTCTTCGAAATACTTAATATTTTCTTCTAAAGCTTTTCGATTAGATACGATATTTTTTTTATCTAAAAGAAAGTTTTTATTTTCTTTTATAATATCTAAAATTTCGTTTTTATTTTCTTTAGTTACGTTATTATTATCGATTACTAAACGAAGCTTTTTAAAGCGTTTATTAGCTTTAGTATCGTAAGAAATATCGATAGTTCGATAACGACTATTTAAAAATAAATCTCTAATAGTAGTATTAAATTTCGCTTCTTCGAATATTTTATAACTTTCGCTTTTTTCGTTTTTTATATTTACTAAACGAAATAAAATACGATTATTTAAAATAGTTCTAATCGAAATAGGAAATTTTTTAGATTTATTAGAATTTTCCATTTTTTTCTCCTTTCTAGAATTTTAATTAATTCTAATTTTAGAATACTTATATTTAACTATAAGTAAAGTATAAAAATACTAATATTATTATAATTATTAAGAAATTTTCCATTTATTTTATAACTATATTCTATTAAAAAATCAGCTAAAACAAGTTTAATTTTCGTTATTTTGTTATTATTTTTTTATTAATTAAAAGATATAGCTAGGCTTACACGTAAGCCTAGGAGGCGGAGGGTTGATTCTCAATGCTCAATGCTCAATGCTCAATGCTCAATGCTCAATGCTCAATGCTCAATGAATAAGGGTTGGCTCCTCCCGCCGCATTATATAAAGCGATAAAAAAAGGGGCGATAAAATCGCCCCTTGTCGGAGTTATAGTCTTTATTTAATTTCTGCTGCGAATTTTTCGAACTTCGCTATGTTGGCTGTTAACTTCTCTTTAATTTCTTTTGAGAAATTAACTGCTGCTTCTTTATTTAATTTGATTACTTGGAGTAATATCTCTTTAGTTTCTTTTGAGATATTTATTCCTTGCACGAAACAGAGAACGGGGATTCTTTTAAATCTTCCATTTATTCCTGTGTCGTACTGATAATCTAAAGAAGTGAACCCGGCTTTATGGGCGTCTTGTAGATTAGTCGCTACTTTGTAGTTTTCGTAGCGTGCGTATGATTTGCCTGATGGTTTCTTTTGATTAACTAGGCAGAACATAACTGCTCTTCCCTCTAACTGCTTAAAGCTAGTCGGGAATTTTTTTTCCGTAGATTTTGTCATTATAAACTCCTTTTATTTCTGACTTTCTTTTAGACCCTTATGGTCTACTTATTATTATAAAGATTTTTTAACATAATTATACATTTATTTAAATTAATTGTTAATAACCTTATCCCCTCTTGTTGAGTAAATAATCGACTGTCTTGCGGACTTTGACGATTGTATCCTTAATCTCGTGTGAGATATAATGATGATCCACTGTATATGGTCTATTAAGAGGACTCAATGTCTCATCACCCAAGGTGTGTTCGTCAAGGTCTTGGATTATCGTCACTAACTTCTCCCGGACATCGTCCGGCATTTGTGCTTTATCAACCATTATACCTCCCTCGTTGTGCTCTTTCTAAAGCTCGTTGTTGCTGTAAGGGTGTGACGGGTCCCATTAATCGTCTGTCCCTTATTCGTGTATACACTCCCTCGTGAAATGTTATTGGCATTTCATAAGGCACATGTGTATATAACATCCTTCTCAATTCTTGTATGCTCATATCTTTCTCCTGTTTCTTTAATTTTAAACTAATTTAATCCTAATTATACAAAAATTTAAATCTCCCTTATAATAATTGCATCACAATAACAAGGCAAGCCACATGGGGCTGACTTAATTAATAAATCTTTTCCTGAAATATAATCGTGGGCTACTACTTGTGAGTATTTCCCTGAGTAAAGGTGTCTATTAAGTTCGACTTTTTGTCTCTCTTTTTTTCCTTTCACTCTAGGAAAGGACTCATAATGCCCTTTGTCATTTATAGCCATATCTTTTTCCTTTCTTGCTTATCTAATTTTAAACTAATTTAATCCCTTAAATACAAAAATTAAAT